TGATGGAAATAACTTCTCCAATCAATGAAACCTCCAGCGTGTCGTTCATATACACTTGTCATTAATGCAAATGTATCAAAGTCCACTGTGTTGTTGGTTTCAGCATCAGCACGTTGTATCCACTTGAAGTTATCCTTCATTGTGGACATATCCAACATACCCCAGCTTGTCGTACTGTAATCGCTCAATCGCAGCCAGTTAATAATCTGGTATAAACCATACTGCATATTAACATTGTTATTCTCGCTGTCGAGCTCAAACCTTGTCTTAACTAATTCCTGTGCCTTAAAGTTCAAGTCATCAGGAATCAACAGGCAGTAATTATCTCCAGTATCAATTCTCTCACCGTTAGCCTGTTTAAACTTCCTCATAAGGATTCTTGTTGCTGCTACTGAAGTCGCACTAAACGCAGTAGTACCAAGGTTATCAAAGCCACTTGAAGTGCTAACACCCTGAACCTTTGTCGTGTGACTGTTACTTGCAAGAGCAACTCCTTCTTCCTGACTAGGCATGAAATCAAATGCTGTAGATGTAGCATTACCGAAAATAGCTACAGCATTCTTATCCCTAACCCTGTAAGCAGAATTAATCAACTGCTTTGCAAGATTAGTGAGGATGTCATACTTTAAGTCATCAAACAACTTCCTACTTGCAACTGTTTTAGCTGCATACTCTTTAGATTCAATCTTAGTAGAGTAACCTGGAGTGATCCCCAATGTGGTTAACCTACCATTGAAACTAGGTATGTCGCCAAGGGCAGATATAGATGTCCATTCTTCCCACGCTCTCGTAGAATCAGTAATAACATCAAATATCTGTTCCTTTTTACTGTTTAAATCATTATACTTCCTTGCGTCATCTTCAACTTCACGCAAGTCCTCCTGCAACATTTTCACAAATGCAGGACTTGTTAATGGATTCGCCATCTTATGTCTCCTATCTAATCAATGTTAAAATCAATCTACACCACCAAAGTGTCTTGGTATAAATCTAAATACAGCGTGTTCCTTGCCAGCAGCCCTGAGATCAAGATGCTCAACTATAATACCCCATCCATCAGTGGCACATGCATCATCATTCTCAATATAAATAGCTTCTGAGCCAGTCTGCATTGCACAGTGGCCTGGAGTCACATTGACCCTTGCAAACGTATCACCAACCGCAATATCATGCGGAAATGAATGGTCAAAAGTAACAGCTGTTGTGCTAGTATCATCAGACACTCTATACAACCCAGCATTCGCACCTGTACGACAATAAGAAGTACAGTTATTAGCTATACCTGTCATATCAGAAACATTTGCTGTGTAACCTAAACCAGTAGTAGAGCCAGTAGTTACGGTCTGTAAGTTAAGAGCACTGCCATATGAACCACTATAAATAGGAGCTTTAATCCTAGTAGTGTTGTCTATCAATGCAACCTCAACCAATGGTTGTTTGTCGCCCTTACTCCACATACCTTCCTGACCAAAATACTTTCTGGCGTTTTGTGTTGACTGTGTATCACTGCCATCAGCTAATCCTGACATAGATATAGTCTTGTAAGTAGAATCATAAGTTTGGTCTATATCATTAACACCAACAACAATACCAGCCAATACAACATTACCAGTGGTATCAAAAGCACCACTAGCCTGACCAGCATTTTCCACGCCACCATCTTCGCTCCATTTTACTAGCTGTCCAACATATACAGTATCCGCATTTCCTGAAACAGGAAACCACGAACACTGTTCGTCTTTTAAATCTACAACTTCCATGAGTTCTTCTCCCTAAACAAATGTTAAATTAATAATCACCTCGCCAGTTAAAACTGCCACATAAAGGGCAGCCTCCACGTACTGACACCGTGTGGTAATGAACGGGCTCAACAGGATTACCACTCGAATCAGACCTCATAATGGGTGTTTTTTGCTTAAGAGTTATACCGCCAAGCATCAGACTGGCTGCTGGTAGACCTCCCCCTCTATACTCACTCGGACTATCCGAACCATTTACTCCAGGTTCTGGATATATCTTGAGGGTTGTCCCTATCACTTCCCAGGTAGTATCTGATGTATCAGTCCATGCACCATCAGAGCTATCACTGAACATAGTTCCAGGTCCTGCCAGAGCTTCTCTGGCCTGCTGTGTCTGTGTTGTTTCTACGGCAAAGTCTTGCAATACGACCCCATTAGGTGTTGATTCACCTCCTAACGTGTCCCTCTTGTCATTACATGTGAAACCACAATTAAAGCAGTGATAGTAGCGACCATTTCCCTGTTTCGTTTCGTCTACGATAGGGATAGTACGGCTATCTCTTGGTCGTCTAGGCTTTCGTGCTTTTGGTTGTCGTCTCGCTACTCTCATAACTTCATAGTCCCTGACATTGGCGACTTGTTAGCCATCGCCTTCTTAACAAAATTCTCATCTTTTTTCCTACGCTTCATGTATGCCTGAACATGTTCGTCATTCAGCGCAGCCGCTATATCAGGTTCGCTGGCAGTCCTACTGGACATAGCGGTAGAGCCGCCAACTGCACCACCTGCTTTATCACCCCTGAAGGCAGTATTTGCAGGGCTTTGGATTCTTTTATACATATCTTTATAATAGTTCCTTTCTGCTATTTCATAGTTTCTCTGTGCGTCAAGCTTCCCATTTTCTGAATAACCAGGAAGCCCTTCCATTGACTTTAAGATAGATTCATACGTCTGACTATCTTCTTCCAACCCCATAGTGCGAACTGTCTTTGTATATTCATCTATATACTTATCCCTCTTTTTAGATTTTTCTTCTTCCATTTTTAAAACCTTAGCTTCCACCATTTTTTCCATACGCTTGCTATCATTAGCACTATCATCGTCATAGCTACCACCAAGATCAAATAAATCATCTTCTTTTTCAACAGAAGGAGGAGATTGATATTTTATTTCAGATATCTTATCCAGTAACGTATTATACCTATCCTCGTTATCTTCCTTATACGCTTTAAATTCTCTCCCAAGTCTACTATTACCGTCACGGAGGTTTTTGTTTTCCTCTTCCAGTCTAGCTACATCTGTAACCTCTTCACTAGATTCCGTTACTGGTTCGTTGACTTCTTCCTCTGTATTGTCAAGTCCATTAAGTTCGTCCATTTTTCCTCTCCTTTAAATAAAATTAACCTATTATCTTCTTGTTCTTTCTATCCCGCAACCTCTGCATCTTATCTACACCCTTACCATGCACCTCTATTATCTTGTTCCACCTGTTACCTATGTACTTACATGCGTCAAATATAGCCTTATCTCTCTCGTTAGCCTCATTCTTGTATATCAATTCAAACTTCTGGTCTAATAATAACACAAGATCATTAAACAGAGCCTTCCCTACTTCCGTATTAAGGGCCGCCATAAACTCTGTTGTCTTCTCCAGGTTTCTGAGTGTAGTTGCTTCTATTTGATCCTCAACCGTTACCTTACTATATACGTTATTAAGCACCCATTCCCTCCTCTAATTGAGCTTCCTGCATAGTCTGCTCTACACCTGACTGGTTTGTAGGAGGTGTTCCACCGCCACCCTGTGGCTGTTGTCCACCGCCACCCATACTTTCCATAGGAGGTGGTGCTGTTACATCAGCAAAGAACTTATTACCAAACCCTTCATATTCCTTGCCCATTAAGGAAGCAATCTCTCCTAGTATATAATCCACAGCTTCTCTTCTTTCTGGATCATTTGATATATATCCTAATATAGAAATCCAGTTCTGTACCTTTGCCTGTCTCGATGCATCATCATTAAGAGAAGCAGATAATGGTTTATATGTGTAATCAAGATATGGATTAAAAAACTGTATGTCATTTCCAAGCACTTCATTTGCTGTTGCTGGCTTCATATATTGTGCTGCCATCTGTGTTATAAACCAATACAAATCACTAAGGCCTGTATTTTCCATTGTTAATGTTCTATAATTAGACCTTGTATCGCTACGCTGCATCTGGTTAGCTGTTGCAGTAGCCGTAGTAGTGGGGGCCGCCAGCTTACTCTGTGTCTCTGCTGATATACCAGATGCCTGTTGCATGGCATTTTTATACATAAGTATTTGCTGTAAAGCACCGTTAACATCACCACCTATCTGTACTTCCGTTAATACATTACCGCTTTCCGTCTGCCAGAACGCCCCAGGTTTCCACTCCAGTGATTCATTGTCTGTTATATCATGTTGGTTACCCTGCATGATAGGTATAGTATGTAGCTTTGTTCTATCATTCTCCATGTTAAGTGTATCGTTAATACCAACCTGAAGTTCCTTTAAACACTTACCATCTCCCATACCATCGTCTTTTGAAGGATGAACATAACAAAGTGCCCTTGTTATAGGCCTGTAAGGATTGCCCTTAGCGTCTACACAACGGGAAGGATTATACCCTATTAAAACTCTATTATAATCATTTACCGCAAACGTAATTACCATTTCATGTAATTCAGCACCCTTCTTTTTCTTCCCATTCGTATCAATACCACACTTAACATCGGTTACATTCCCTCTCTCGTCTCTTTCTTTAACTATAACCCAGTGTTTCCCTAGTCTCTGGAGAATTGTCCAGCTCTTTAAAGGTGTAGTAGGTGCTTCTGTTTTATTATCCAACCCGTGATGTGTGGTTTTATCCCCTTTAGCCCCTGCTTTGGGAGGGGTTACAGTATTTTCAAGCTTATCAAGGTTAAAATATTCCATTGTATCAGCACTGGTTTCGAGTTCATCAACAGTAGCATTAAATCTCAATATAACCCACTTCTTTTCCTGTAAACTATAAGTATAAGATGTATCGGTAAACACATCCCTGGGGTCAACCACATCAAAATTAAAATGGTCCTTTAACACAACATCCACTAAAAGATCTTTTTCTTCCATTCTTTCTACCGAATTACCCTCTGGGTCACTACCTACTCTTTTGGGAAACTGGTGTGTTCCAACCTTTTTACGACTCGTTTCCTGTTCCCACCAACACCTGAAATATGTAACACCGCAAATATTTTTCATATTAACGGCTCTCATATATTTCTGATAGAAATATAAGTCCCTTCTGTTTAGTGAATGGTTTATTAAATCTTTATTTACCTTTGCTGCACGAATACTCATCTCATCATCATTACCGACATATACCTCTACAAAATCATGTGTCTTAAAATATAGCCCAGCTTCTATAGCAGACTGTGTAAGCATCTGTGATAAAAACTCAGGCATGTATATATCGGACATCCAGTCATAATTCTTTTCCGTTCGCTCACAGTCAAACATATCAAGATAGTCCAGATAATCCGCATCTGGAATATTGTTGTTACTTTGCCCTACTACATATTCGCCATCTATGATTTGACTGGCAAGGGCTTTGGTTTCTTCTTCGCTATATCGTGCCATATAATTTTTCCTTATCTTTTTGTCTGGTAATATCTCTTATGTATATAATCTCTAGGCTTCTTTGCAAGTTGTTTTCTTGGAGAAAACCTGACATCCTTCATTAAAAACTCAAGAGCCGTACAAAAATGACTCCATTTAACTGTAGGTTTTCCTTTCTCAAGCCTCCATTGCTTTAACGAATCTGCCGCAAGGGGACAATCATTTAATACCCATAAAGTAGGAAGTCTCTTCTCCAGCCCGCTCTGATGTATCTTGTTATTAAAAGGCTTCTCGCATAAAGTGGCATTTGCAAGCCTTCTCCTTATCTCATCCCTGCCTCTTAAATTATGATCTGTCTTTGATACAGTAGATTTTGTATTAGCACTTTCCCACCATCCACCAGTACACTCTTCGTTCTTCTTCATTTGGTTGAAATAGTGGTTCATATCATCCACCACGCTTCTCGTTGTATTTGACTGCTTTATACTGGCCAGTGGGTCTATAAGGTTCATCCCGAACTTCCTGGTAGGACCACTTACATCAGCTATCATCTTACATATAGATAGTGTATTATCCCTCTCTGGATCAGGGTTTAACTCTGCATACACAAACGCCTCATCATACGGAGATAAATACACAAATATAATAGCAAGCTTTGTAGTTGGATGCCAGTCTTCTGACCTGAAAAACGTACCAGTCTTAGGTATACCATCTGGAAAAACATCACTCCCTTTTCTTATATGTATCCTTGGAACAAACTGTTTATATATCTTACCTGTAACAGCAGCAAATATACCATACCTACGCATATCAACCAACTGCCTGTCATCAAATCCTGCATATTTCCTATCTATAATCTCTTTTGTGAGTAGTGGGTTATCATCAGTTGCCATCTGAATAACCGCTATAGACTCCTTACTATTAGTAAATTCTATCTCAGGAAACTTGGTTTTATGTTCACGGAGATAATACTCCCTTATAGCGTTACTTTTATAATAAACTTTAGCACGTTCGTATATACGGTCAAAATAATACCCAATAGCATTATCTTCTGTAGGCGTATATGATATACATGTATCACCATCTTCTATCAACAGACGGGCTGGTTGTTCATCATAAAACGGTTCTGGTGCTAACTCGTCAAGCCATAGTGCTGTTCTCTTATGACCAGCAACAGACTGTGTAGACTGATTATAAGATACATATTCAATCGTTATATCATCCCCACCATAAGGATCTCTTATTATCTGTACCTGTCTTCGTGCTGTAATATCTTTCTTTAAAAGGAAAGATGGTAGCCATCTGGTAAACTCTGGATATTGCGTGTTCTTTGTTTCACTGGACCTTTCACTACTATCTTCATTAGATTTAGATTTCTCCACAGGGAGGTTCTGTGATGCAAACCTATATATCTTATGAATCCTTTCGTGCTTGTGTATCTCTGTATTACAGTGAGGACATGGCTTACCTTCCAGGTTACTGAAATATTCCTTTGGTGAGAAGTAGTGTCCCCTCTCAACCCCTTCGACATCCATGTTCTTCTTCAGCTTATCCTCGTATATACTGGCAGAATCACACTTAAAATATACCATATTCTTTCTAGGCACAGGATGCCAGCCAAGTATTCTCAGTACGAAGTTATATGCAATAACAGCCGTACCACCTGCCTGGTTCCCCTTGTTTACAAATATCATATCATAGTCAGCATTAAAGAAAGCATCTGAATGTTTTGTGTGCTGGTATGCATATAAATTAGCAAAATCATTAGCCTCTTTCTTCTGCTTATTTGTAAGTTCTAATGCCGTCATAGTATAGGTTCTACAACAAAGGATAATTTAATTGTGTCGTCTGCATGAAAAGTGGTTGCGCTTCTGTTTACCAATCCAACATGTAATTCACCTGTACCGTCTGCATCTTCGTAATATATTGGCGATTTAAAGCTATTCTCACTTTC